GGCACATTAAAGAAATCTTTTTCATTAGGCATGAAAGCCTTTCGATTTACCAAAGAAAGTGCTAGGGAAAGAATAAGAGCTTTAATGGGAGCAGGAGAAGCACCAGGCGAAGCAGAAGATGAAGAACCCAAAGCAAAGAAAACAGGATTCTTTAGCAAAATAGCAACAGCAATGATGAGTCCCTTTAAAGGCCTGGCAAAAATTGGAAAGGGTGTTGAAGGATTCATGCAAGGATTAGCAAGAGGATTGATGGCTTTTGCTAATCCATTAATATTAAAAGGTGCATTAATCTTAGCAATTACTCTTCCCATATTAGCAGCTGGATTTGCGGCCGCCTTCAAAGTTTTCAATATGATTTTGGGTGAAGGCAAAGCAATGGAAATGATCACTGGTATTATTAAAGCACTTGGTGAAGCAGTTGGAATAGCTCTTTCGTATATTCTAGAGGGTATAGGTAAAATGATATCAGCCGCTGGCCCAGGCATAAAACTTTTCTTTGAAGGATTGGCTATTGTAATAGGAGCTCTCCAACCAATTATCAAAGATGTACTGGACGCAATAACCGCCATTGTCACTAATCCAGTAGTCAATCAAACTATTCAAAAAGTAATAGGAGCAATTGAAACTGCTATTATATCCATTAAAGAAGCAGTAATTGCTTTTGCTAAACCTGTTGAAACTGCTATCAATGCAGTCAAAGTTGTTATTCTTGCAATTGTGGGTGTAATTAATAATGTTGTTACTACAATTGGTGGTGTCATTGAAAAAATCTTATCTAGTTTTGATAACGTAGTTAACCAAATAAAACCCATCATTGAACAAATTGGTGTAACTATAGAAACGATTATAAATGCTATCGGCGATAACGTAGCAAAAATTGGAACAAGTATAGAAGGAGTATTTAACGCAATTGGCGATAATGTATCAAAAGTAATAAACAGCATCGGAGCACTAATTAAAACAATTGGTGATACAGTAGTAAATGTAATAGATGGTGTAGTTAGTGGAATAGAACGATTAGCAGCACTTCCTGCTGGTAATATGATAGCTACTGCTGGAGCACTTGTAATTTTAGCTGGTGCTTTAGCTACCTTTGCAGTGGGAGCTACTGTTGCTGGAGGGCTTATGCCTTCCAGAAAAACCGTTGAAGGCATGGCCGCAACTATTGAAAGATTTGGATTAATCCCAACAACAAATCTCATAGCTGTTGGGGCTGGAATGAAAGCAGTTGGTGATGGAATGGCCGCCTTTGGAAAAGGTGGAGCAATTGCTTCTGGTTCTGATTTCTTTACTAGTGACGGAACATTTGATAACATCGCTAAACAGCTTACAATGTTTGGAAAAATTGAAGGCGGAAATCTCGTAACTGTTGGAACTGGAATGAAATCCGTTGGAGAGGGATTAGGAGCATTTGGAAAAGGTTCTGCTATTGCTTCTGCCTCTAAGCTCTTTATTGGTGATGATGCTATGTTTGGATCTATAGCCACAAACGTAAAGCGATTTGGAGATCTTAACGGACAAAATCTAGTTGCCGTTGGAACCGGAATTGAAGCGCTAGGAAAAGGATTAGCTGCTTGGGGAGGAGGATCAGCTATATCCGCAGTTGGTTCCGCAATTTCTGGTTTATTTCAGGATGATCCCACAGAAGACTTCAAGAAATTTGCTGAGATTGGAGCACCCCTAAAAGATGCAGCTGATGGGATCATGGGACTGGCAGCGGCATTCTCACTATTCAGTGACGCAGACCCAGCACAAGCAGCTGCGGCCTTGAATACATTCGGTAAGAATGTAAACGTAGCAACTCTGAATAAAATTAGAGGAGCAATGGCCACTGGAGCAGAAGGAATGTTAGTTCCAGCTGGAGCCGTTGTACCAGCAATTCTACATGGTGGAGGGGGAGGAGAAGTAGTAGCACCACTTCCAGATTTATCTAAGATGGTTGTACAAGCAGGAGCAACTGGTGCTGCTCTGATAGCTGGTAGGGTAGAGGGAGATGAGTTAAGAGCTCAACAAGCAAAATCAACCGCGATAGACGCTTCGACTCAAACACAAATAGTGAACAATAACCAACCAATGACAATGGTTGCTTTGCCTGCTGAACCCAAAAACACAGAAGTATTACCTGTAGGCTAAAGAACGCTTGTAGTTCCTTTATAAAACCCATCAGATAGATAATATATCCAAGCGTCAATGAGATCAGGCGATCCCCATGTTGCCATAATAGCAACGATTATAAAAACTAAAAACCAAAATCCCACAGTACTATGATCCATTATTCTTCTGCAAGTTTAGAGAAATAAGCAAGACCTTCAGTCTCTCCTTCTGCTGTTGTAGGAGTATAGGTTTCGCCGCCATCAAATGGAGGATCTTCTGCAGTTGCAGTAGGAACAGGTGAAGTTCCTGTAGCAATCTGATGCTTAACTCCAGATATTTCAGCAGTAAGACCCAATACACGATTAAGCTTTTCTTTTAGCTCATCGTAAGTTTTGAATTGAGCTGGATCAACAAATTCCTGTAAAGGATATTGTTTTGCCCAAAGTTCTTCCATTTTTTCATCATCATCGAAAAGAGGGGCAGAATTATCAAATTCACTTTTGTCATAATTAGTGAACCCTTCTACTTTACGAATCTTTAGTTTGAAATTCGCACCTTCCCAAAAATCAAATGGATTAACCGGACTCTCATCTTCAAAAGATGGATTCATCTGATCATTAATCTTATCGAAAATCCTCTTTCCGAATTTGAACAAGCGAAGTTGTCCTTCATTCTGAGGATTAGCGGGATCTTTGACAATGTAGATATTAGCAAAGTAGGTCAATCGCCTCTTCTGTTTACGGGCAATATCCTTGTTTGCCTCAATACCTGAATTCCATAGAGAAGTATTATACTCTGATACTGGATCTTTATGATTCAATGTAGTAAGGGAATTTTCGATGTACCAGCCGCCTGGGCCTTGGAATCCATGATTGAATGTCTTCACCCATGGCAGTTCTTCGCCATCTACTGGAGGCAGAAAACGAACTACAGCATAACCGTTGCCAGACTTATCTACTTCTGCTCTCCAGAAGCGATCATCATCTGATGCTGTTTGGGGTTTATTGATTTTCTCTGCTTCATTGATCAATGAATCGAGAGATTGTTTGCGGTTACTTTTTAGATCAGCGAACGACATATTTGCTCCTTATTTTGATTTAGCGTTATTTAGCGTTATTTGCTTCTTATCCACGAATTTCATAATGTATACGATTATTATAACATATAATATTAATTTGTCAAGCACTTTATATAGGCAACCTTGCAGTCCTTTTTATAAGATGTAAGTTTTCAGCTTCTTCTTGAATTTTTTGCTTCAACTTTCCACCGACTATTTTTCCGGCCACCTCAGGCTCCATTTTATTTTCATCACAATACTCTATTATAGCATCAATATAAGTCATTTTTTTAATCCGAACTATTTCTTCAATTGATGCCATAAACTTCATCGAGTTATTCAGTTTGACTGGCATTTTTTCCATTTGATATCGCTTCAGTTTCCCTCTGCTCGGGATCATCTTTCTCTTTAAACCAATAATCAGTTGCCTTAGCAAGAACTGCTACATAAGCACCAACCATGATATTAATTAAATCTCTTGATTCGTCCGGCAATATTCCAAAAAACAATAACCATATTAAAAACAAAAAAGTAAAAACTATAATTAAGGACAAAGTAAACCTTGCCCACCAATTCAATTTCTTTCTTGTTTCAATTTTCTCATGACGTAGTGCTTCCATTGGATTTTTCTCCCATAATGCTTCTTCATTTACGTTAATCATTTCATCTACAGTATTCACCTTGCCATCATATTGTCTTTTCTTTCTTTTATTTTTTAAATCAGAAGGAATCTGGATGGCCATTTAACTATACTCCTGATATTCTACGCCTCGTTGTTCTTTTAAAAATTGTCTATTTACTATATGTTCACTCTGAATATCATCTTTGTTTTGACCATGATATCCAACCGCATAACCATTTTCACACATCCATTTGTTTATATTTGTCCATCCACCAAACTCATGGCCATCTTCTGTGCAATTTATCCAAAGTTCACCTAGTACTCTACCGAACTTACCTCTGCTATCGGATTCTGGACATCTACATTGAATTTCAATATCATCTCTGTCTGACATAATTGCCCAATGCACCCACGATTTGAGAGCTGCCGAGGAAAGTTTACCGTAGAACTTTTCTTCCAAATCACGCGTTCGTTTTTCGGGGGTATCGATTCCAAGTAGGCGGATTCTATTGCATATCCGTACATCGAAGCCCAAATCAAAAACTGCATCAATGGTATCTCCATCAACAACTTTTTCTACAGCAGTTATGTTGTAGATAAATTCACATGGTTCTTCATTTTTATATTTTGCCATACTCTCTCTCCTAAAAATTGGGATGTACTAAACTAAACCATCCTGTAGCATACATTTTAAAACCGCTCAAAGGTGGATTGCCTCTATGAGTATGAGTCCATTGAGCAGGCCAAATTAATGTTTTTCCTACTTTTGGTTCTACTCTTAAATTTTGATATAAAAATTCTGTCTCGCCACCAGATTCAGGGGAATGTAAATATGTCATCCAAGCGAGATGTCTTAATGGCCGATTAGCATCTTTCTCACTATGAAAAAGATGATACCCCTCTCCAGGCATTACTTTGTGAACCTTCCATCCATAACTAGTAATTTGTCCAACATTGCTATTTGAATATTTTGTTTGATATTCAACTAGACAAATATTTAATATTTCCCAATATTTAGCAATAAGATTTTCTGGAAAGGAGCCATTATCTAAACCAGCATTTTGTGGTATACGAATAACATGATCTTCCCTATTATGTAAAGAAGTTAAACCAATTTCTTGTGATGAAGAAATTGTTAATTTATTTTCTTCACATAAATTATACCAGTTAACAAAATATTCACAATCTTCTAGACTAAGAGAATTTTCCCATATACCAATAAAATCAATAAAATTTTTCATTATCTATTAGACCATTGAAGCTTCCATGTAGGTTTTTGGTTAGTACCAATAACAATAGTATCATCAGTAGTTACTCTACATTTACCTAATTCATCCGCTCCAGCAGATCCCCACATATAATCTTTATAACCTTTTCCTCCGTATATAGTTGCCCAAGGATTAGGCTCGCCACGCAGAATCTGCCCAGGCACAGTTTCGTCTAACTCTTTTAGAATTTCTTTTTCTTTTTTTAATCTAATAAATTCTATTTGTATATATCTAGCTGGTTCGTTATTATATCCGCCTGGCATTTTTCCTTTCGTTGTAGAGGGGGATTCTTCTGTTCCCAAGTGATCCCCCAAACTCGGCTATTAACTACGCAGCAAGTGCGTAAGAGAATGCGGAATAATCGTCATTGTTTGCGATTAGTTTATTTAGACCGTTACGGTGGTACTTCAACCCGATACCTCTTTATATGCCTTCACAATCAATCGAATACCTGAACACCCCCATCAACAAACTATGCTAGTCCCACAAATCTTTATCCCAATCCTTATTGAAATGTTCGTGGCGTTCCGTTATTTTCTTAGTTTTCTTTGACTTCTTCCCTGCCTCATCTCTCGCAGTCATGCGTTGGTGTGATGGGAGTCTTTCAAGGATGCTAAGTCTGTTTAATATACTACTCATAGTTTCTTGGTGGAGGTGGCCGGAATTGAACCGGCGTCTTAACTGCTATCCATACAAGTCAACAGCATCTTTAATTATTTAGTTCATACAATTTTTTAGCTTTCCATATTGTATCTACCCAATTATTTCGCTTCTCAACAAACAATTGAGGTTGATCATTTTCTACAGCAACTATTATCACTATTTGTGATACTGGAATTCCTGTAAGCTCCTCATAAGCAATAGCATAAAATGATCCCTGAGCGAAATAACTTTCACACCATTCTTTCTTCTTGGTTCTGTTACTAGTCTTGTAATCTATAACCGACAATGTACCATCGAATTCAGCTATCAAATCCGTTCGCCCAGCAAGCCCAAAATGTTTAGAATATAGCCCTAACTCGACCCCTTGTACATTATTGACTCTTTGTAATATCGGTTCAATGCTTTTGAATAGTTCGATGATGTTAGGGTATTCTCCGCGGAATGCCCCTTCTTGATTTTTGATATAGCGTTCACAGACAGAATGTACTCTGGTTCCTCTTCTGGAAGCTTGTCCAGAGATTTTGTTCGCTTCGGCTTCTCCAACGCGCTCTCTCCACTTCTGTATAGAAGTTTTGGAGAGCTCGCTAAGTACCGTTGTAATTGATGGATATAATTTACCATCTGGCCCGATATATATTCGTTTTCGATTTATGTATTTTGTTTGAA